GGTATTATAGCAAATTGTGTGTGATTTCAATATGTTTAAAGCAAGGGGAATCTGTGGTGGATCATCCCCTCGCAAGCCTAATGTATAGACTATTTTTTAGATTTTGTCAATTTAGTTCCTTTAAACCAAGCAGGCACACCTAGTAAAGGTCTTTTATCTAAATAATTTTCTTTTGCTGTTTTAGAATTAGCTTTGTTATAATGTAAAAATACTTGTCCACAATCTTTACCTTTAAATTCTTCTCTCCAATGCTCTAAATCACAACCAGAATATATTAACATATCACCTGGTTTAAGATCTATTTTAATACCAGCTTGACCTCTTCTACCTGTTGGATCTAAATATATTGGCCATGGGTCACCACCTAAATTTAATGTTGTAGATATTTCACAAGAGTATCTATCACTGTGTCTTGCTAAGACATCTCCTTCTTTATAAATTCTTGAATAAGAGTAAGTAGGACTTAATTTAATTCCAGTGTGTTTTTCCATAACAGGTTTTACTTCTTGTAGTAATGTTTCCATTGCAATGTCACCATAATGTGAATAAGTATTTGGCACTTGTTCATCGTTCCATATACCAAAATATTCTGTAAATGGTGATATATATCTTTGATCAAATAAAAATTTTGCAACTTCTCTTTTGTTTAAAAAATATTTATAAACAAACTCTGCTAGCTCTGGTGAAATAGCTTTTTTTAATACTGTATATTTATTTTTCTTAAACGACATTTAACACTCCTTTTGGTATTGCTTGGCAGTTCCAATGTATAAATCTAAATGGATTATATCCCAAATCTACAATATATTGATGAGGCAAGTATGATGGAAAAAACATTATTCTACCTGGTTTAACTTGATAATTAATTTGTGATGATGCATGAGTTATTTTTGTTTTATCTTTTTCTGGTAATAAGTTCATAACATTACCTGGTCTTGGATCTTCAAACATTGGTAAAGATGTAGACTCATCTGCTTTTAAAAAATAAAAACCAGATATATGACCATTCCAATGTGTGTGTAAAGTATGGTGTCCACCACCTTTTTTAGCAAACTCTTGTACCCACATTTCTGTAGTAAATACTTGATAATTACTTAAATCAAAACCCATCTCACCTAATAAGTTTTGTGATGTAGCACCCACGTAATCTTGTAACTCTTTAAAATTAGGATCACCAATTAATGTTGTTGAATGAAAAACATGACCCATATCACCTTTGTCACCAAACTTTTTATTACGTTTATCTATATTTGGTTTTAAATTTTTCTTTGATGCTTCAATATATTTATCTGAAACTTTATTTAAACTATCTACAAACTTAGGTTCATCAGACCACCATATAGGACACTTAAAATATTCTTCTAATTGTAATTGTTTTGGATAACTAACTACTTCTTTTTTTATTTTTTGTTTTTTAGCTTTAGCTTTTTTCTTTTTCATATTATTTAAATGGCCACCCTAAGTTCCATATTACTAAACTTTTTCTTTCTCCGCTTTTAACTGGACACACTCTATGCCACACAAAAGAAGGAAATACAACTAAAGATCCTTTAGGTAATATTTCTGTGCATTTTTTAACATTACGTTTTTTATCAGGATCAAAGTTTCTAAAATCAAACTCTAACTCACCACCTTTATATTCTTTAGGATCTGATAAACTTACAGTTACAGATAGTTTTCTTATCTTACCATTGCTAGGATCTTGTGGATTTTCTGGTCTATAATAAGGTTTATCCCAACTATCACAATGCCAATCATAGTATTGTCCTTTTACATATTTTGTAAACTGACAAGATTCAGAATAATTCCATTCAAAATTCCAACCTGCATTTGTATTTGCTTGATGAATATATGGTTGTATTTCTTTATATATCCATCTATCATTCATCCAAACAATATTAGAATCTCTTTTCTTTTTTAAATCTTTAATTTGATTTTTATTTAATTTTTTACTATCACCATAACCACCAGTTACTGCCATTTGATCTTGTAAAGATTTTCCATATTTAGCAATATCATCACAGATCCTAGAAGGGATTGCTGATTTAAAATACCAATAATAATTTGTTAAGTTCATATGTCTTTATGAATTTAATATAACATTTTTTACGAAACTGTCAATGTACCTGAAACTGTAAACGTGGCTATTTTGTAACCTCCAGCTGGACCTGGTAATGTAGTAACAGAATTTGTTCCTGGTGCTGCTGAAAAACCAACTGTACTTGGTCCTCTTACCACTACAATTCCTGATCCACCGGCTCCACCATTTCCATTTCCAGTATTACCTCCACCTCCACTTCCAGGAGGAGTTGCTGATCCACCACCTCCGCCACCACCAGTATTAGTTGTTCCTGCAGTTCCATTTTGACCACTATTACTATTTGGTTGAGGAGTACCATTACCACCACCTCCACTTCCACCACAACCTGCATTAGTTGATGCACCACCTTGAGAATAAGTTCCAGCTCCACCACCTCCAGCTCTTGTAACTGGTGAATTTGTAATTGAAGTTGCTACACCATTTCCACCATTACCCCCGTTACCAGGAGTAGAACCATTTGCACCTGCAGCACCAGCTCCACCACCACCTCCACCACCACCTACGGGTCCTGGACTTCCATTACCTCCAGCATTACCTTGAGGAGGACTTACTGGGGGAGTATTTCCTGCAAATCCACATCTAGGAGTAGCACAACTGTTAAATCCACCACCCCCTGAACCTCCAGTTGCTCCACCACCAGCACCTGATCCACCTTTACCTCCACCTGCAGATGTAATTGTTGAAAATATAGAATCACTTCCAGATGAAGCATTTGTGCCTGGATAAGGTCCACCTACTCCACCAGCACCAACTGTAATTGAATAACATCCTGCTAATGTAAATAAACTTCCTGAACCTAAAGGAGAAGCACTATAACCTCCTGTAGAAGCACCCGATGATTCTCTAAAACCACCAGCTCCTCCTCCACCACCTCCGTTATAATTATTTCTACCAACTCCGCCACCACCACCGCCAGCGACTACCATATAATCTAATAAGGTACCTGTTGATCCATCAGGCCATGTTCCTTGTAACTGTGCTTGAAATTGACTTTGAAGTGACCACACACCACTTGCTTTGTTTAATTCTTTTATGATAGCTACACCAGAGCCACCTGCTCCTGATGCAACATTATTTGCAGCTCCACCACCGCCAGCACCGCCAGTATTAGCAGTACCTGCTTCTCCTGTTGTACAAGGTGCAGGACCAAATCCTCCACCTCCTTGTCCACCACCATGTGATGCTGCTGCTCTTTTTCCTGAACCTGGATTACCAACTGGTTCATAGTAGCCACCACCACCGCCTCCTCCACCAAAAGCTCCACAATTAGGTGCTCCTGGAAAAAAACTTGAAGAAACTGTTGTACCAGCACCACCTGCTCCACCAATTCCTGGACCTGGTGGGTTTCCTCGTAAACCAGCTGATCCTACTGCAGAATCTCCACCACCTCCTCCACCTGTTCCACCTGGTGCAGATGCTCCACATGGTGTTTGATTCCAACCAGCTCCTCCTGCATTTCCTGATCCTGATGTTCCTCCTGGTGTTGTATTGCCTGGAGGTCTTGAAACTGTTGCTTGAATTTTTCCTGATACTCCGGTTAAAGCAGATGCGCAATTAAAATTTGATGTATTACCACTTGTTCCAGCACCAGAACCAGGAGAAGCTGATCCACCAGCTCCTATTGTGATTGGATAAGTTGTACTTCCGCATACACTAAAAGATGTGCAAACTGCTACACCGCCACCACCACCGCCACCACCAGTATTACCATCACCACCAGCTCCACCACCTACAACTGCAATAGCTGCTACTCTAGTTGTTGATAGTGTTGTAATATTTCCTGATGATGTCTTAGTGTGTATTTTATCTTTTCCAAACGAAGTTCTATTCGTTTTTCCAATTACACCACCGTTTGCTGAGCCAGATTTATTTCTAGGCATTTGAGTCTCCTATTCGGACACCCAAGCTGTGCCATTCCAATTATATTTGGTAGGTGTTTCCGATTCGTCGTTTGATTTAATTGCTTCCCAACCTGTTGTGTTGTCAGCATTGTATTTTGTTTCGTTCCATGAGATTACATAAGACCATACTTGTGGATCTTGACCATCATTTGTAATTGTTGGATGAGTTATAGGTGCTTGCCAATCATCATTTGAATCTAATGACCATGAAGCGTAAGGCTGTTGACTTAAAAATTTATCTTTTACAGGATCATAAATCATTCCGATTCCTGCATATACTTTTCTAAAATTATGATTGTAAGAAGTTTGTTTCCAAATACCACCTTTAAAAAAATTAATACACCATGTTTCTCCATCAACATGCATATCAGATGGTACTTCGTCGTTTGCAACTACAACAACTCTTTGTACTACTTGATGTGTATCTGATGTAAATCCTGTTGGATCTGTCATTGCTTTTAGTTCTGCGAAATGTGCCATTTTTATACTCCTTAAATAATTACATTTATAATTTAATTTTAACTTATAGTCAACGTTCCAGATACAGTAAATGTAGCTATTTTATCTCCACCAGGGTGAGTAGCTAATAAGTTTGTTCCAGGAGATACTGCTAAATTTGCATCACTTGGTGCTCTTAATATAACAACCCCAGGTCCTCCTGCGGATGCTGCTCCTCCTGTTCCGCCATAAGCTGATCCACCACCTCCACCACCACCAGAATTGGTTGTACCTGCAGTAGAAGCTGATGTATTATATCCTGTTCCTCCATCTCCACCACCACCAGTTCCACCTGGTGCTTTTTTAGGTGCTCCGTTAGCAGATGAACCTCCCCCTCCACCACCTGCAAATGCAGTTAGTGAAAAAGGTGTTCCACCACAATTAATTAAATTAGGTGCTCCTGCTCCTCCTGGACCTGCTGGTCCATTATCAGCTGGAACTGCTCCTGGAGAATTATTACCAACTGCGGTTGCTCCACCACCTCCACCACCATTGTGTGCTCCAGTTGGACTTGCTCCTGTTCCACCATTATTTCCTTGAGGAGGACTTGTTGGAGGTGTATTACCTGAACCTGCTGGTGAAGTTCCTCTTGCACCACCACCTCCTGAACCACCATCACCTCCTGCTGGTCCTGGCGAAGTTCCACCACCACGTCCGCCTCCAGTTGATGTTATTGTTGAAAAAGTTGAGTCAGCACCACTATTTTCAGCTGCACCCCCTCCACCCACAGTTATTGTAAAATCGGTAGCTCCAAAAATATTAATGGGTGCAGCTGAACCTCGTAATGGGCTTGGTCCATAACCAGAAGCTCTATAACCTCCTGCACCACCACCACCGCCACCATTTGGAGTTCCACCTCCACCGCCAGCAACTACTAAATAATCCATACTAAAAGAAATTTGAGGTTTAGGCCATGTGCCTGCATCTAATTGTTCTATTTGTTCATTAAGACTCCAAACTCCTGAAGCCTTACTTAATTCTTTTACAACTACAATTCCTGATCCACCATTTTTTCCACTTGTTACACTTGGAAAGTTTGCTGTTCCACCACCACCGCCGCCAGTGTTAGCTGTTCCGTTTGTTGCTGTTGTTGTTCCACCACCAGTTCCGCCACCACCAGTTCCTGCGTCTCCGCCAGCATCAGATTGAGGTCCTCCTAAAGCACCACCACCTCCACCACCAGCATAAACACCAGAATTAGGATAACTACCTGGACCAAAGACTGGAGTAATATCTTTTCCATTTCCTGCATCTCCACCAGCATTAGTACTTGGTTGTTTAGATCCAGCACCACCAGCACCACCGCCACCACCTGATGATCTATTTCCAGGACTTCCTGGATTACCACCTGCTCCACCTGCATTTCCAAAACCGAAAGTACCTGAGTCTCCTGGTTCTGAAGATTGATTTGAAGGTCCACCTGTCATGTTTGGTGCATCAGTTGCGCCTGCTCCACCACCTGATCCTCCTGTAGTTCCTGGACCAACTGGTACACTAGGATTACCTATTCCACCTCCTCCACCACCTTTAGCTGTTAAACCAAAACCTGTTGAATCTACACCTGTGCATCCTTGACCACAGTTATTAGTTCTTCCATTACCACCACCACCAATAACTATTGGATAAGCTGTATTACCACAAACTACAACTCCAGATGAAGGCAAAACCATACCTCCAGCTCCACCACCGCCACCATTGTCTCTTCCAGCTCCGCCGCCACCACCTACAATAACTACCTTAGCTAATCGTGTTCCTGGTTGTGTTGTAATATTTCCTGAAGATGTTTTTGATGTGATTGTATCTTTACCAAAAGACGTTACGTTTATTGGTCCAATTATTCCGCCATTGCCAGCCATAATTTAAACCTCCTATGCGTCGTCTATAACTTCATATGAAACAAGCAAATCTAAATCAGATGCAGCACCTGCTCCACCTTTTAAAACATCTGCTTCCATTAAATAGATTGGTGTATCGAGTAATACTAACGTTGCGTCAGCTGGTACTGATACTGTTTTTGCTATGTGAAAAGTTCCAGAAGTGTCAAAGTCTGAAACACCATCTGAAGTAAAATTTGCTTTTGTGATTGATAATGATACATCTGCTGCATTCGTTCCGTCAACGTTTGCACATGTAATTCTATTAATTTTTAAAAGTTTATCTGATGATACAGTTAATAAAGTTGTAGTTGTAGTAGCCGTTAAATTAAAACCTACCGACTCTCCATTAATTGTTGATACTGATACTATATTTGGGTTTGCCATAATCTACTCCTTTTAACCGAAAACGATTGCCATTGCAATAGCTTTTCCTGTTGTTGCTGGTGAAGAATCAAAGGTTAATTGACCAACTGCTGTTGTTCCTGATCCTGTAATACTATCTACCTTTAAAAATGTGCCTGCTGTTATATTTCCAGTGGGAAATTTAATTTCATACGATTGTGCACTAGAATGTGGGGGTGATGTAAGTTTAATCCCATGACTGTTATTTTCACAATTAAGTTGAATTGAACCTGGGTTTGTTGCACCCATAATTTCAATATTACCAGTCGCTTTTGGTCTTAGTTTTAAACTAACATTGGTATCACCACCAACTGCACCAATCTGTGGTCCTGCACCTGTTGCAGCATTTGTAACATCAATGTGGTTTACTGCAGATCCAGTTGTTTCAAAAATTAATTGTTCATTTGCATTTTCATCTCTGATACCATGAGCATCATCGAAGTCTATCATGAAAGAATTAGTATCTAAGTTACCACCTAATTGTGGTGATGTATCATCTACAACATCTCCTCCAAACTGTTGCATAGTAATATTTGGATTAGATCCATCATCTGCTTTTGCATATGCAATTACAGTTTTACCATTAGGAACTGTAGCACTTGTTCCTGTACCAGTTGCATATTTAAATACAACATTCTGTGATCCAGAAGTTGCATTTTTTAAAATATAAAAATTTTGTACATCTAAAGGTATTGTAACATTTCTAGATGCTGTAAGTGATCCTGTAAATTCTATAACTCTGTGTGCAAGAGTTGCACCTGTTGCTCCATCAGATACTGAAAGAGTTGTATCAGAACCATCTGTTACTGCTTGAGTTGAATATCCACCAGATATCTGCTCTACGATTTCTAAGTTTGTATTTGTTTTTGTCCCCCAAGTTCCTGCATTTTCACCAGTTGCTTGTTTTTCTATACCC